GCTTGTTTCATTCCACAGAATCTCAACATCTGCACCATCTCCACGCTCTACACGAATTCCAGCATCTGCTAAAGGAATTCCAATAAAGTCGGTATTTAAATTAATCTTATTATCAACAATATTTACTTGAGTAGTATTTACTGAGTTAATTGTTCCTGTTACGTTTAAGTCTCCGCCAACATTTAAATCATTAGTAATTGTTACATTATCTGGAAGACCAATTGTTACTGTTGTGCCTTCTCCTTCTGTAGGGCTTACTGTTACTTCATTAGCGGTTCCTTGAATATTTTTTACGTAATCGCCTGTTGTATCATCACCAAGAGCTACAGAATTTGGGGCGACTGTAGTTGTGATTGTTACATCGCCAAGGTTTGTCATTGTTGCAGAACCAGTTACATCTCCTGAAAGAGTAATTACTGAATCTTTGTTAATAGATACTGCGCCTGATGTTACTGTAAAGTCTGTTGCGTTAAATGAAGCAACACCCTTATTTGTGCTTGTTGCATCTTCTGCTGAAACTGTAATTGTATTATTTGTTACAGCTACATCAATTCCTTCTCCGCCTGCAACTGTTAATGTATCAGTTAAAAGGTTAACTGTGTCTGTTCCAGTGTCTCCAGCGATTGATAGGTTTGTTGCTACGTCCGTTTCGGATGCGGCAGTCAAACGACCTTGTGCATCTACTGTAAATGATGGGATCTTTGTTTGTGAGCCGTATGAACCAGCAGTTACTGCGGTATTATCTAAATCTATTGTTAGTGTTCCAGCGGCATCGCTATATGTTGATGTTAAACCAACTCCGCCTATAATTGCTGAACCAATTACATCCTGAATAACCTCTGTGGATCCAGACATCGGCATCCATGGGCCGTTTGGTGATGCAAGTCCATTGTAGTAATACATTGTATTACTAGATGTGTCATAGTAAATCTGTCCAGATACTGGGTTGGATGGAGCAGCACCTAAGTTTTGGATTCTAGCATTTAGTAACTCATTCTTATTGAGGTCTAAACTAACTAAGAATTTTTTTGCCATTTTCTTTCTCCTTTACGACAGATGCGCTGTCCCTGAAAATGGTTGGGCCATCGTCAGTGTTAATCTATTAAGACTATTATAATCTATTCCTGTTTCCAATACGTCGCCTGCGCTAGATATTACGGTAACATTAGGACCAAATCCTAAATTATGATTTATTACTACAGAATATACCCCATCTACTGGGCCTTGAACCTGAGACATTTCCCAGGAGTAAACGAAAGCGATATCGTCTTTGGTAGCAAGATCAATCTTGTTGGCCCCGCTCCAAGTGGTGATTGATAGCTTTGGTCCGTAAAATTCATTTGTTGTTGTATTGAAGTAAAAGTCTCCTTCAACTCCAACGCTGTCTAGTGGGGCAGATGGTCCACTAAGTATAGATTTTCCTCTGGGTCCTTGAGGGCCTGGAGATGAAAGAACAACCTTGTTTATCTGTTCCGTAATCTTTACAATATTTTCTGCCATCAGATGGTTACCGATCTACTTAGAGTTAAAAATCCCTCAACAAGTTTTGTTTTTGTATTATTGCTATCTGTGATCATTATGTCGTAAGAAGATTTTGGGTGAAACAACTTGCTTGTTTGAGCGGGAGTCATTGTGCATGTAACTCTACCAAGTGGTCCGTTAATTGTAATTCCGCCAGCAGGTGAAGTCAAAGTAAATGATAATTTAGATCCGCCCTTTGTATCTCTAACCTGCATTTTTGCGGTGGCTCCAGAAAGGTTTATGGGCAAGTCATTGTTATCTGTATAGTCAATAACAAATGAAAAAGTAGTATTTTGATCAACTTCAAAGTTTTTTTGCGCTGCCACGGTTACCCCTAATTAGAAAAGCCCTTATGGTTATTTTACCATAAGGGCGCTTCTAATCTATATTAAATTTTATTACTTTGCTACGAATCCAAATTCTTTGTTGCTTGGGCTTAGAGCCTTAAGGATTACTGGTGCAACAGCTGCTACGCCACCTAGAAGAAGGTCTCTTGGATTTGTATTGCCAGTCATATATAGAGCAATTGCTGCTGAAAGAAATGCACGAGCATATGTTCCAAGAGCTGCTAAAATTTGTTCTGTCATTGTTACCTTTCCATCTTTGTTTAAATCCAACTTATTGAATTTAGCCATGTTATCATCTCCATTTTGGGCGGGGTGCCCAGAATTTTGGGGAATATCCCCAATACTATAATTCTACCATATTAGGCAGATATGTCTACTAGCTCACAATTTCCGTCTGAACTGCATGCAAGCGTAGCATTAGTAGATGTGCCGTCTTCTGTCTCATAAAAAGATAAATCTTCCCATCGGATATCCTTTGGCATCTTTTCAACAAGAGCATCATATTCTGCTTTATCTACTTCTTGGTAAGGGGCCTGCTTATATGAGTGATCTGAATGAGGTAGGAATGAAATTCCAGACACCTCATCAAAATTCTTATACACCCAAGCGCCAACTTCCATCCATTCGTCTTCTTTCACAGAAACTGTAATTGAAGGTTTGTGTTCACACCATGCACGTTGGTAAACCAACCAAATATTTAGGTGTTCAATAGCAGTAAGATCATTTCTAACAATTGCACCCTCTGGTGCTTTAATTGGGAATGAGAATACGTATGTATCGTTTGGTTTCATAACATCATCTTCTACTGGAATTCCGACTTCTTTCAAAAATGTAGAGATAGGATCTCCTTTTGCCCCACGTACTGTACGAATGTAATATGGGGAATGCCAAGCATGCATTCCTGAAGATACCCCGACCAATTGAGATACTGTTCCTGATGGCTTCACGCATGTAATAGCGGCAGACTCAGGAATCCCAATTTTCCCAGCCTCATCTTTGTTCTTTGCTCTTGCTGATTCTCTAAGAGTCATTAAGAAAGATTCTAGAGAAATGAGGTCTTCTTTACCTGACATAAACTTGTGTCCAAATTGTCCAGTTAAAGAAACACCTAACAGACGCTCTTCTTCTGTATTGTCTTTCCAGATCTTACGAAGATATTTAAAGTCTGTAAGCGTTGACTGCCACGTTCCAAGAATAGTTGCAAGCTCAACTTTGCGTTCAATTTCTTTCTTTGTATCATTCTCACGTAGTACGACTTCTGAAAGGTTACAAAACTGATAAGGACGTAGGATAATCTCTGAGCACGGGTTAGTTCCATAGTGTATATCTGGATCTCTTCTTCCATACTTGGCTGCTTGGGCTTGAGCTGCGGCCACATTGTATATACCTCGTTCTCCTGACTTTGAGTCATATAGAGATTTCCATTCTGCAATAAATTGCTCCATGTCTGGCTTGCGTGAGTACGCAACAGAGTTATTAGACAAAGCACGTTGTGTATTGGCTTCCCACCAGTTACCTGATTTAGCCTGTGCCATCTCAATATCATTAATGTTAGAAAGTGAAATCATTGCTGAGCGACGAACTCCGCCTACAACAACTACTTCACCAATCTTACACATAATATCGTGGCATTCAATTGGCTTAAGGTTTCTACCTGTAGCGCTTTTAAACTTTGCAATTGTAAAATCGAATAAATTAATAAGTGGTTGTGGTCCTGATGATCTGCCACCCATTGTCTTAAGTCTTGCACCTGCTGGTCTTACCTTAGAAACATCAATCGCTGGAATCTGGCCAGACCAAAGTAATGCTAGTAACTCACGGTATGCTTTAGCCCAACCTTGCTTAGAGTCTTCTACTGTAATTACTGTAGTTGACTTTTCCAATAATTCTGGGACGGCAGGAAGTTTATTAATGTACTTATACTCGACAGAAAATCCTACTCCTGTACCGCACATAAGAATATACATTGTCTCATCAAATGAACGTGGTGAATCAACTGGTAAAAAAGCACAGTTATATCCTGCTACATTGTCTCTTTCCAATGCTACTCCTGAAGTCATAACAGAGCGCATTGATGGCATGACGTTTCTCTCAAATACACCATTTTTTAATTCCGCAACAAGCTTCTCATCTGGAATATAATTATGATTTTCTTCTAAGTGGCCAAGCATGAAGTTAAAATATCTATCTACTGTCTCACCCCAAGTTTCACGGCGATTATCTTCTGATATCCATCTTGCATATCTTGATAACGCAATAAAATTTTCATATGGGTTTGCAATAGTCTTAGACATTTATAGTACCTGTTTCTCCGCCTAGCGGTTAATTTAAATTTAGTGTGAAGATCCTATTCTACCAAATAACCATTCACATGGGAAGCGTAAAATATATTTATTGCCTTTATTTTAAAATATTATTAGTCAACTATACACGTATACTTCATGATTATCCTAGTTGACTGGCTTGACAGGCTTATGCAATTAATGTTATGCTTAGAGTTCGTTATCTCTAGAGGAGGAAATGCCAATGGAGAAAATAAAACAACAGGTAAGTGATTTGGCTCACAACTTGGTTACAATAGTAATGGTAACATTATTTATGTTTCCAGTCCAGCCTACACAAGCCTTAGTAGTAAAACCTTTAGTGAAAACTGAAGCCCAACTAAAGCAAGAAGTCTTAGATAAGTTCAGTAAAGAAATTTACAAGCCATCTGAGATGCTTACAGACGAAGAGCTAGTATTACTACTCAAGACTGTAGGATTCGAAGGAGTAGGCCTTAAGAAAGCTTGGTCCATAGCAAAGCGTGAATCTAACGGAAGACCGCTTGCATATAACGGGGATAAGAAAACTGGAGATAGTTCTTACGGAGTATTCCAGATAAACATGATCGGAAATCTTGGTCCTGAAAGACTTGAGAAGTTCGACCTAAAGAGTAACACAGAGTTATTCGACCCAGTAACAAACGCAGAGATAACGTACTATATGACCAATGGCGGTCAAGATTGGTCCAGCTGGAAGGGCATGACCCCTAAAGCGCAGGAATGGCTATTGCGATTCCCAACAACCGAAAAGAAGTAGGATAAATGAAGATACAGTATGTATCGAAGTATCTCTCTTTATCTAGAGAGGGCCTTGTTCCAGAGCTTTTATGCCCAATGGATCAAGGCTCTCTTTATCCTAATCAGGATACTGAAGAAAACATATTTTTATATTGTTTATCTTGTGATTACAAAAATAGCATAGGATTACACGCTTACAATAAAATAGAAGCAGCGGTTAAAAATGAAATCTAAAAAATTAGAACACGATGTCTATCATCCAGTTTTTGAACAGATAGGCTACATGAAAGACGTAATGCCTGAATGGTTTAAAAAAATAGAAAAATTTGCTGGTGGCAAACTTAGCATTATGCCATCTACAATAACAGTAAAAAGCTGTGCTCCTTTTATGGATGCCTTTTTAACTGGATATTATATGCCCGCTCCTGTTGATCTTTTAGTTGAGCAAACGCCAAACGGACCAAAAATAAGTTGGAATTTTTTTGATGCTGACTACAAAGAAACTGATTTTGTTATTGAAAGAGACAAGGGTATGATTCCAACACTACCCATTCCACAAGGGTTTCACGATAACCATTTTTCATGGAGCACAAAACAAATTCTTAAGGTGGAGGATGGCTACAGCCTTTTAATAACACACCCTTTAAATAGAGATGATCTGCCTTTTAGAACAATGTCTGGGCTAGTTGACGCAAACTACCCAATGAATGGTGGCAAGTTGCCGTTCTTACTCAAGATGGGCTTTGAAGGAATAATTAAGGCTGGAACTCCAATTGCACAAATAATACCTGTTAAGTCAGAGCCTTGGAAACTTGAAAGAAATACAAATTTATTGCCTGAAGCAAAGCTGGCCCGTAGCGAATCCTTAAAACATATTATTGGCTGGTATAAAAATAAATACTGGAACAGAAAGGAGTATAACTAATGTCAGATTGCGAATGTGGCAATTGTATGTGCGGAAAAGGAATTCAAATAAATACCCCCGAAGATAATCAATACGAGTCTTCTGGATTTAATACTTATGAATGGAAGATGCCTGTAATCTTCCCTAATACAGATGGAGGAATAGAC